CATAGCAATGGCAGATACGCCTACCTTTTCAGGCATCAGAATACGCTTGCCTTCATGGAATCCCACCGCAACTTCTTCAGGGATATACATGGTGTCCCCGCCATGATGGTCTATGACAATATGCGTGTAGCCGTCAAGAGCTTTGTCGGTGGTGACAAGAAGCCTACGGAAGCCCTGATGAAGATGTCCGGTTTCTATTGTTTTGAGTACCGTTTCTGTAATGTACGGGCCGGATGGGAGAAAGGGCATGTGGAACGCAGCGTGGAATATGTCAGGAGGAAAGCTTTCTGCCTGACTGACCATTTCAATGACATACGTTCCGCCCAGGAGCATTTGAACCGAATGTGTACGCAGGTCAACAACGAGCAGGGCAGTCTTTCAACAGCGGAGAAATCATCGCGTCTGGAGGCTGATTTGTCATCGCTGAAGCCTTTTCCCGGCAACCTTGGCTGTTTTGAGGTCAATGAGTACATCGTGGACAAGTGGTCGACTGTCAGCATGAAAAATGTTCATTATTCCGTACCTGATTCCCTTGTAGGAGAAAAAGTACATGTCAAGGTCTACAGTGAAAAAATCGTCATCCTGTACGGGAAGGAGAAAGTGGCCTCGCACCAACGCAGTTATTGTGGTGGCGACTGGTGCATCAAGCTGGAGCACTACTTGCGTACACTTTCCCGTAAACCGGGTGCATTACCTCATTCTGTGGTCTGGCAAAGAGCACCGGAAGAACTGAAAAGACTGTATGACAGCTATTTCAAGAATGACAACAGGGCATTCGTCCTGCTGCTGGACTATGCATGGGAAAATGGTTTTTCCGGGACAGACATCATCAGGGCATGCAGGGAACTGACCGGACGTGGTGTCAGAAAGATATCTCCGGAACAGGTAAAGGCCATGTTGCATGGCAACGCACAGGAAGAGATGGAAGAATCCATGGAGTCGCCTGTTCTTCCGGCACAACAAGAGAATATAGAAAGAGAAGCCGTGGATATGCTTGAAGGCATTACGGCACTCATGACAGGATACAATGAAGCGCATGATATAATACCAACCATTTAAGTTTATAATATATGAAATCAGAAAAAGAAACCATTTATGACTATGCGACAGAACTGAAGCTGCTGGCCTTCAAAGAGGAACTGGAATACACCCTTTCATTGGCAGCCGGAGAAAACTGGAGCCATTTGCATTTCTTGACCGAATTGCTTGGAAAGGAAAGTGTCAGAAGAAGGGAATGTAGAAGAAAATCAAGGATAAAATCTGCGGGATTCCCACAAATGAAGTATCTGCATGAACTTGTCATGGAAGACATGCCCAAAGAGGCACAGATAATATTGCCTGAATTGGAAACACTGGACTTCATCAGGGAGGGAAGAAACATAGTCCTGTATGGAAATCCGGGGACGGGAAAGACTCATATTGCTACGGCTTTAGGAATAAAGGCCTGCCAGCAGGATTTTACCGTATTGTTTACTTCAGTCCCTGTCTTGCTTACCCAGATAAGGGAAGCCAAATCCGCAAAGACACTGCGGGCGTTGCAATTACGGTTTGAAAAATACGATCTGGTTATCTGTGATGAATTCGGATATGTCAGTTGTGACAAGGAAGGAGGAGAACTGCTTTTTAACCACTTGTCCTTAAGGGCCGGGAAAAAAGCTACAATCATTACTACTAATTTGGCTTTTAACAGATGGAATGAAATCATAAAGGACAAGGTGCTTGTAGCGGCAATGGTCGACAGGCTTACACATAAAGCCTATCTGGTAAATATGACCGGACTCTCTTATAGGCTCAAAGAAACACAAAAAATGAGACAAGATAAATGAAGATTTTAAACTTATATGTAATTTTGTAACAAGTATGGATGGAGCTCTTTTCAATTAAAATACGGTGCACTTTTCAATTAGTATCTACACATATATGTAGTAAACTGTGGCATTGCCTCCAAAAAAGGCTTTTAAACTACATAAATGCTATCAAAGCAAAAAGGCGAAAGAGAGGGGTGGGCAAGCACGCCCCTCTCTTTTTTCATCCTACATCCATCAAGTCGAACAATGTGGGTGCGCTGACTTCCATCTCCGCCTCATACAGATATGAAAGACCGTCTTTCCAGTAGTCGTAATTAAGTTCGGTTGACAGACCTTTCCTCCCCAGATTGATAGCGCAATAGGGAACGGTGCCGATACCTCCGAAGGGGTCAAACACCAGTTCACCCCTGTTTGAATACCGTTCAATCAATCTTTCGACAATATCTAACTGAAGGGGACAAATATGATTCTGCCGTTTCTTCTGCGACTGCTTGGTATTGAGCGTGCGCATACGGGTGACATCATCCCATATCCAATCTTTCTTGCTTACCGGGTCAACGGCCATGAACGTTTTAGGCAGCTTTCCGTATGTTTCCAATTCCTCAGCGAATGATACATGTTCCTCGTAGTTATATATATGCTCACGTTCGTAGTTCCTGAACAGATGGCGTATCTTATCTATTCCGGCTCCTTTCATGTCCTCATAGCTCAATAGAGAGTTACCAGAAGATTTCCAACTTGCATGGGCATCTATCTGCCAACGGGCCAACGAATATTCGCTTTTGTTCTTGGTCACCGGCAAATCAGCATAGGCCCGTGAGGTGTCAGAAGGAAGCTTGCGGAAAAGAAGGACATACTCAGGACAACCGATACCCATCTTTGAACCGTCCTTGCACATCTCCGTATATCCAAGCCGATAAGTCTGGTTGTTCTCCCTTACCACATCCGTATCCACCGTGATGCGCCCCATGTAGCGGAAACCGTGTTTCATGTAGTGGAATACAGTCATTTCACTGAACGGGTCGATGGTGGGCATACCGTCACCAGTGGCGTTGCCGAACAAAACACGGTCTTTCACATGAATGCAAGCTAACCTACCGGGTTTAAGAATACGCATAAGCTCCGGTGTAAGATAATCCATCTGCTCGAAGAACTTGCCGTTGTCCTCATTATGCCCGAAGTCATTATAGGTCGGAGTGTACTCATAGTGGTTGGAGAACGGGATGCTGGTTACAATCAAGTCCACCGAATTACTTTCCATAGTCTGACATTCAAGAACATTGTCGTTATTTATGGCCCTCCAAAGTTTACCGGACTTTTCTTCCCGGCTGGCGAACATCCACCGCATCATCTTTTCCTCTGCCTGTAAACCGAACAAACCGTTCTCGCGGACTATATCGGTCATCTTGGCTACCATCTCCCGATGTTGCGCCCACTTCTGCATGAATGATTTGAATATTTCACCTTCGCTTTCGGCATACACCAAGTAAAGGTCTACGGGATGCTGCTGCATGAAACGGTAGATACGGGCTATTGCCTGGAACTTGTCGTTGAAACGGTAGTCGATGAACATGATTGCCTTATGGCAATGGTACTGGAAGTTCAGACCCTCACCAAGCATCTCCGGTTTGGCAGCCAAATACTTCAGACGGCCGTCCTTAAAGTCCGCTATCACTTCGTCGGCTTCCTCATCATCCTGCGAGCCGTACACAGCCTTACATCCGGGTATGGCATCACACAAAGCCTTCCGTTCATTCTCCAGGTCATGCCATAAAAGGAAATGGTCGTCTTTGTTTTCAAGACGGTTAATGATTTCCACCACACGGGCAATCTTTTCCTGCATGTTGTCCCGACGTTCTTTCGCTGCATCGGCAAGTCCGAGAGCAGCCTCACGGAACATCTTCACTTGTCCGTCACGGTCAGTTCCGGCTGTGGAGTTATCAACACTAACCACTTCTTCATGTACACGCAGTTCCGGCAATTCATATCCGATATCGGGATAACCAAGGTCGGACGGTTTGGTGAGGAACAACGCCCATGTACTTACCCACAACCAGAACTCCTTCTCCTTGTGCGGATAAAGGGTAAGGTTGTTCGCCTTCGTGCTGTCACGCTGAAAGAAACGGGTAAGCGCCTGCCCGGTATCCATCACACCGAGATAACCGGCATAATGTATCAGCTCCTTGTATCTGTTGGGCGATGGCGTGGCGGTGGCGACAAAGCGGTAGGGAACATCCGCAAACAAGGGAAGGAACTCCTGGTAGGTCTTGGTACCGAAACCACGTAATACGCTCGCTTCATCCAATGATGTTACGGTGAAGTAGGAAGGATCTATTCTCACTCCGTCCTCTCCATCACGGACACGCTCGTAGTTCGTTACTATGATATCAGTCGGGCATATCATCACATCAGCCATAGTTCGTACATAAGTCACTTTCATGTGCAGATGTTGTTCCGCTTGTGTAAGGAACTCAACCACTACACGTTTGGGACAAACTATCAGCCCTTTGCCGCCTTTGTGTTTCAGAACTACCCGAAGTATCTCCAACTGAGTAACGGTTTTCTGCATACCAAAACTGGAGAATATGGCACGGCAACCACCGGACACCGCCCAGCGAACAGTATCTTTCACATGGGGATATAACGACGGTGTCAGTTCATCCGGATTGACCTCGAACCCGGTCTGACGGCTGATGGCCATCTTGTCTTTCAGAAATTCTATATATTCTTTCATGCTGTCATTCGTTGTTTAATTAGATTTATATTCTTCTCCACAAGACCAATGATACGATTGTGATAAGGCGAAACACCATTGCATACCGCCCTTGACTGCTCTACTTTCAAAGTTTTCAAATTCAGTTCCACAGTCTCGATGCGTTTCCCTTCGGTGTCCTTTGCAGAAAGTATCAGAGAATCCGGCCTCTTGTAATAACCATTGTCATATACGCAATGGTGCATTGCCGCACCTTCTTCCGCTATCTCGGCAACACTGCTTATCACCGTCACCATTATCTCACCGTCACCGAAGCACACACCGAAGAACTTCCCTTTGTCTTTCTTGTACACTTCTTCCCACTTGGCTGCCTCCTTGTACTTTTCCTCCAAACTCCGTTTCGCTTTCACCTTGCGTTTACGCTCCATCATCTTGTCGTGTGCTTCCATAAGGTTAGGCGGACAAACATATTTAGCGTTATGGGTGTCGAGGTTAAAGTATGCCAATGCTTCCAGATAGTCGAACCATAGGGAAGCATCCTGAACGATGTAATGATTCCGGTTGCAGATGTTAAGGGCATGCCGGAAAGGTATCTCGTAGTTATCCTTACGCAACATGTATTCAAAAACGGACAACTGCCCGGTCTTTACCAAAGTCTCGGCTAAGGGGTTGGTAAGCAGCTGGCAAATAGTATCCACAACAGAAACCCGTGCCATCTTCAATAATCGCCCCATCCAACCGTTGCGCCGGAGCAAGGGAGTGACTGATGCACGCGGATAGAGAAAATTTCCCGTCACATCAAAGACATCGTTCATCTCGTAATACCCGGAAGCACTTCCGTTGTGCTGCTTAACATCTGTCTTGCTATCGTAATCCCAACTGAAATGAAACGGACTACGAGTATATTTTTTCCCAGTAATCACCTCCTTACCATCAGCAGTTATCCAATTCTGGAATACCTCATGGATGTACATACGGGTATCGCAACCGTACACATTATCACGCAGCACATCGAATGTCCGTACTACCATCATGTCATGGAAGGATTGCACTACCGAATAGAGCTTTTCTTCGGAATTGGCCTTCCTGCCATGTCTGTGTTCCAAATTCAATGATTTCCCGCAGTTCGGGCAATAATGGGTTTCCATCTCCAGAGATACTGCCAGCATAGGCTTGCTCACACGGTCGATATACCCACAGCACTGGCACCACACCTCACCTTTCTTCAAATAGTAGCCTATTTTTGGAAACAGAGAAATGGCATATCTCCGTTGCGCATCCGTCAATGGCGGCAACTTGCCTGCCAATGCCATTGCGTGCTTCTCTAATTTCGTCCTCGGTTTCATTGTCCTATCAATGGTTTACACAGTTCAACAACTCTCTTGCAATCTTCCATATCGAACATACCAATATGACAAACTTCATGTGGTATGTTCAGTTGGTTTGTTGTTTTCCTTGCGAAGTATTTTGATTTCATTTCTTCAAGAGCTATGGTAATTTTGATTTTATTTCATTAATAAGTTCTTCATTGGATATGCAATAGCCAACATTAACTACATCACACAAATGCCTCTTTAAATCGGTTGGATTATCAAATTCAATAGGCTGTTTTCCAAAAGGGGTAATGCAACATTCTTTCTTATATACCTTATGCCCTCGTTTTTCTATTTCTTGAATCAAATCTTCATCAGAGGCTAAATCCATAAAATCATCGAAGTAATCATCCAAATATACATCCACATCGGCTGTAACTGTAATATAATCC